GGTTTGGGTTTGATCGCTAGGGAGAATTCACATGTCGGGGTTCGGATCGCGCGGGTCGAGATGGCTGTAGCGGAACTGCACCTGCGCCTGGCAGACGCCGACAATCGAGCGATCCGCATAGGTCGTGAGGTCCACCTCGGAGCCGACGATCTTCGTGTCGATCGCTAGGCCGCCCCACTGGCGATCCTCCGTCAGCCCACGCTTGACCACGGTCAGCGCCTGTTCGGCGAGCACGCCCGGCGCGGCGTCGTCCCGGTTCGCGGTGATGCGGAACTCCACGTTCACCATCAGGAACGACATAATGTAGGGCATCGAGAAGTCTTCCTTCTCCGGCCCCGCCACGACGCCCAGGCTGTAACGCTTGCGCTGATCGAAATCGGCGAGCGGCCCGAGCGCGACCGTGCTCCAGGTGATGCCATAGGGGTCGTTCGTCGGCTGGTCGGCCTGCATCCCCTCGAACTTGGCGACGATGGCGTTGAGCACCTGCAGGCGCACCGAGGTCATGTTCGCGGGCATTTCACTTCTCTGTCACGGATCGGACGATCGCGTCGCACGCGCGATCCACGAAATGGGGCAGCCCCGCGTCGAGCGACGTCCGCATGTTGAGCCGTGCAGGTATCTTCACACTGGGCTTGAGCACGTAGAGCGGGACGATCTGCGCGCCGCGCTTCTGGAAGATGATGAGGTTCCCGGCCTTGGACTTGGCGACGAACGTGTTCGGCCAGTCCCTGGCGCTCTTCAAGATCGGCACGCCTCGGCTGTCCATGGCCGCCTTCAGCGGGATCGTGAGGAACTTGACGTTCTTCGCCTTGATGATCCCGCCGGTCTCCTGGATGCGGGCGTATGGGACGCCGGGAGCGCCGATCGAGCCCTGGACCGTCTCGAACGTGGTGCCGGTGACCTGCACGCTGCCCTGGATGGCCGCGACAAGTCCGCCGGTGCGCTTGGAGAGCGAGGTCGCCGTGGTGCCCCCCGGCCAGCCGGCGCTGTTGCGGCTGACGATGGCGTCCACGACCTGGTTCAGGAAGTTGCGGAGCTCGACGCTGAGCACCTTGGCGGAACCGTCCCAATCCTTGGCGATGATGTCGTAGAACGCGCGCAGACCTGTCGCGGCGCTGTCGAACCGCTGGTTCCGAAACTCAAATTCGACCGTGAAGCTGGTCGCCATGGCCGCCTCTTAGAGCGGCAGGATGCTGAGCGGCGCGTAGCGGAGCTTGCGGTTGAGCAGGCTGCTGTACCTGATCCCGAGCACCGTCTTGTCGAGCTTGATCTGCGCCTCAGAGAGCGAGGGGCTGTCGGCGAGGCTCAGGAGCGCCGCCGTCTTGGCCGCCTGCTGTAGCCAGTCGGGGACCTTCGTGAGGTCGTAGCTCGCCGGATTGGTCCCGTCCTCCGGGAAACCGGCGACGTAGACGATCTGGACGAACTGCCGGCGGAAGCGCGTCACGTAGTCCTTGACGATGCCTTTGTCGGGGTGAAGCTGCGCGGTGGCCGTCACGTCGTTGTAGGCGCTCGGGTCCATGAGGTCCTGGACCGGCCCGGCGTAGCGGACCGAGGTCAAGCTGCTGACGAAGCCGCGCCGCAACCGGAACTCGGTCTCGCAAGCCGGCCCGTCGAGATAGGGCGGCTCCGACACGAAGAACGTGTCCGTGAACGTGCCCTGGTCGAATTCGCTGTTGAGGACGGAGGCCAGCTGAGCCTCCGCCGCATCGAGTGCGAGCGTCGCCGACGCCGTAATGTCCGTCATGGCCTCGAAGCCAAGATCGTTCAGGATGTCGTTGACGCTCGCGAGCAGCATTAGACGGTCACCCCTTGTTCGTCGGCGACCGTCTCCTTGGGCGCGGAGGGGTTCTGCCGCTTAATCGTGATCGGCTTGGGCTCGCTGCGCACGGCGGCGTGGGCCGCGATCTCGGCCGGGCTGATCTTCTCGGCCTTGCCTTCCTCGCCATGGGCGACTTTGGAGGCGGCCCTGAGGGCGGCGTCGCGCTCGTCCCGGCTGATCGGGTAGCCGAGAATGGCGCTCAGCGCTGTGACGGAAGGCTTGCCTTGCCGGTCGAAGGCTTCGTCGTCGTCGAGGTCGAGTTGGTCCTGGGCTTCGAGGATCACCGCGTAGAGGGCCGCGCCCGAGGGCCGGCGCTGGCTTTCCTTGAAAACGACCGCCTCGCGTGTATCCAGGCCGGTCACCTTGAACCTGGGGTTATCGCGCAGCTGGAAAGCGGTCTCCATATCGACCTCTTCCGGCTCGCCGTTGATGAAGACGTGGCCTCCGATGTTCAACCGGTTCGGGCCGATCAGTTCTGCTACGGGCATCAGACACTCCTTTGTCGCCCTATGAAAATGGGGCGGCCCCGACCTTACCGGAAACTGTCCATTTGTGCAATCAGCTGCACTATACCTGATTGGCGTCGTCTCTGTCGTCGTCGGCCTTTTCCGCAGCGGCTCTGGCGGCTTCAGCCTCAGCGTCGTCACCCTGTGACGCGTTGTCCCGGGAAACGCAGCCTTGCTCTTCGGCCGCCGGCTCTTTGGCAGGCTCGATCGGGTCCGCCTCTTCTGCGACGTCGGCGACTTCCTCGAAACGCTTGGTCCTCAGGAGGGACGCTCCGAGACCGTCCTCGACCTCAACGGCCTTGCCGCGCTCGTAGACCTCGCCCTGCCGGCGATAGGTCTGCGCGGTCACCAATCTGACTTTCATGCTTCTGCTCTTGCTCTATGGAAAAGGGGCAGCGCCGCGAAGCACTGCCCCCCTCCCCGCTCCCCAACTCAGTCGCCAGTCAATCAGAACGACGCGATATTCTCGTAAGCAACTATCGCCTGGCTCTCTTCAATCTGGAAGGCGATGCGCGCGGTCAGGACGATGAGGTACACGCGCGCCGTGATGTCCTTATCGAATTCCATGCTGACTTGTCGCTGGATGCCGAAGATCAGGTTCAGCGGATCAGTGTAGAGGCCGCGATCTTCCGGCATCAGCGCGACCGGGATCACGGGCGAGCCGTAAGCGTAGGTCGGCGAGGTGCCCTGGGTCATTTGGTCGCCGAGCGCCGTGCCGCGATCCGCGAGGGTGTCGCGGTACTCGGTCTCGTTGTTCACCGAGACAAAGTGGTTAAGCGCGGCCTTGTTGCGTTGATATTGGCTCGGCATGGTCTTCAGACCCTGCTTGAAGATCGACTTCGCGATCGAAGCGCCGGCCGCGTCGTAAACGTTGCCGCCCGTGCTGGCGATCTTGTTCCAGCCGTCGAACAGGCTCATGTAAGCCTGATCGTCGGCGTCGGCCGAGACGTAGGAAGTATCGCCCGTAAGTGCGAGCTCCTCCATGTCCAGCGCGGCGCGCTCGGCGATCAGGTCGATAATTGTCTGGCGCAGACCGCCGGGGCCAGTGTTCGGCAGACCGTTGTCCGCCGTTGTGGCGCGCTCGATGTTGTCTTCCATCACGTCATACGGGATGTTGACTTGAGCGATCACCTCTCTGGTGTTCAGCTGGATATGGCTGGTCGTGGGCTTGGCGCGACCGCCGAGGCCGGAAGACGAGGGGCCACCGAGCGCCTGACCGGACGCGGCTGCACGCAGGATGCGCGTGCCGAAGCCGATCTTGTTGATCTTGCGCTGAGGCGCGAGCATCTCGACCACACGGCAGACGCGGATCAGCGTCGGCTGCTTGATCAGCTTGCGGATGAAGGACGCACCCTGCTCGGGCGAGAGGACGCCGCCGTTAGACTGGAGGTCCGCGATGGCGAGGTCGGCCTTGCGGAGGAGGCTATTGTTCGAGGACATTCTTGACTCCTTTATGCAGCTAGCTGCACACTTGTCGCACTAATCTGCTTTCACGGCCCTTACACCAGCCGACGCGAGAGACCCGTATCCAGCAGGGGGATGCCGCCCATGCCGTCTACGGACTTTTGGGTCCGGGCCGCCGAACGGTCGTCGCCCTCCTCGTTAAACACGGTGCCCTGAAGGGCCGCATCGGTCTTCTTCGCCAAGGCAGCGACGCCATCGACGCGAGCCGCCAGGGCCTCGACGGTCTTGGTCACGGCGGCGTTGCTGTCCTGGACGCTCTTGGCGAGCGCCTGAATCATGCGCCTGATGGCGTCCTCGGCCTCAGGGGGCCGGACATCTTTCTTCTGCGCACCGGCCCCAGACTGGGCGTCGGGCAGATCAGCGCCCGTGCCCTTTTTTCCGATGTCGACGTCGCCGTCGTTCTTCGTCGTGGCAGCCTGGAGCTTTTCCGGTACGCCCTTCATGTCGAGGGTCTTGCCCTTGACCTTGCCGGCCACATCGTTGCCGCCGGCATTGGCGTTGTCGTCAGCCGAAGCGCGCGCTGCAGCGGCTTCGCTCTCCGTAGGGGATTGCGCTGCGCCCTCGCCCGCCTGGCTTTCGCCTTGGGGCTCGACGCTTGTAATCTCGATCTTGTGTGACGAGCCGTCGCCCGAGGTCTCGACGACGAAGCCCAGGGCCTTTGCCATCGAGAGGAGAGCCTCCGCGTTCTTCTTCATCTTCTTCATGTCCTCCTCGGTGCGGTCGCCGTCCTTGTTCACGCCGCTGGCTTTTGTCGGGGCGTTCTGCTTGGGGGCGAGCACGGACTGCGCACTATTGGTGCTGGCGTCGTCCACCTGCTCACCTTCCTTCTTGGTCGGGGCCTTGAGCTTCGGGTCGAGGCCGCTGTCGTCGCCCGAGACGCGCTCGCCATCGGTGGCGTTCACTTCCGTGTTCGCCTCATCGTCGGCGGTCGCCCGGTCGTCAGTCCCTGTGCCCTGCCCCATCTCTACGCCCGCGCCCGCGCCGTTCTTGCCGGCGTCCGCCTTCGTGGTCGCGCCTTGCGCGTTGCCCTTGCCCCCGAGGCCGTCGCCGGTCTCCTGGTCCACGCCGGCCCCTCCGTCGGCGTTGCCGGCGCCCGCTTTCAGGAGCTCGGCCGGGGCATAGGCGCTAAGCACGCCGAAGTAGGCCGCGAAGGCGTCGTTGGCCTTGGTCAAGCGGTCCTGCAGCGTCGCAATCTCGGGGTCCGCCACGATCGCGTCGATCGCGCTCTTGTGGAGACCGGCGGCGACGGTCGGGCCGACGCAGAAGCCCTGGCTGCCGGCGAGGCCCTCGAAGGCCGTGCCGGCGAAATCGAACTTGTCGAAGCCCTTTTTCAGCTTCGAGTTGGCGACCGAGACACCGGTGTTGTCGTCGAGCTTGACGACGATCACGCCGGTCGTGGGCGCGTCCTTCTTCGTCAGCGTGACGAGCGCGTCGTCCTCGCTCTTCACCAGCTTCTCGACGTCGAGGCCGCAAGCCTTCGCGAGAGCGGCGATAGCCGGGGACTGAGCATCCTCCTTGCGCGCGATGATGGCGACGACAGACGGAACCGCGTCGGCCTTCTTCAGGAACCTCCGCCCGATGGCGTTCAGGTCGATCATTTCGTCGTCTCCCTTGGTGATACGGAAC